GGAGCCCTGTTACGTGCCTTATATCTAACTAGCTATAAGGCTCGATTCGCCCTGGGCAATTCCCAGTGCGAACCGCTCGAAGCATTCCGCTGAATTGCGGAATCTTCGGTAAGCATCGCCGGAGGCTAGGCCTTCCCCGATGCGTCGCGCACAAATGTTCGCGAAATGGAGGACCACTTTTGTAAGTGGATCCCCCATAAGGACGCCCCTGTACAGGGTTACGGTCCTTGTTTGGTCGTCAACCATGCGACCAATCTTACTTAACGGCCCAGAGGCCGAGAAGTAAACAGTTCTAGGCTGATAACAAGCAGCCAGAACGATGCCTTGGAGGATGCGGGGTATCCCGCATCTTTCCATCCATTTGCGCGCCACTGGGCGAGCAAATGCGTGTACCATTCGGTCTGTGGCCTCTTGGTAGTCTGTACTGCAGAACCATACGTCCTGCCAGTACTGGGTACGATCGACGTGATCGGCGAAAGTATCCTCAACTCTCCTTTTTCTATCTTCGTAGAATAGGAGATCATACATCTCTTCAGAGGACATGTCCTTGAAGAGATTCCATCCGTGGTGGGATTTCCCCATACCGGACGATGAGCTGGTGATCCCCTTCTTAAGGGGATACGAGCATATCTTGGAGACCGTGTCTAACACGATCTTCAAGGCAGCGCGTCCTTTTGTAACGACGCGCGCTTTCGAGGGTTCTCTGACAACGGTCAGATGAACTTCTCTGAGCTCCTGCACACCTGTGTGCAGGACCTCATCTAGGCATGCAAAGAACATTGCAGTGCCTATTGATTCAAATCCCTCCTTTGGGAGGTATTTGAAGGGTTTTCCAGTGTCGAGGTCCCTAAGGGGAATCGGCATCTCTTCATACTTGGCCATAAGGTCAAGCATGGACTGGGCAGTACCGCCCTCGGATCTGTTTGCTTCCCAGCAGGCAGACCCTGTGACTGTGATACGAGCTTTCGTATCCAGCCCGGTAAAGATATGATCGGGGATTTCCTCGATCACATCATCCATGGCTGCCCCTATGAGGGCAACCGTGGTCTTTGAAAGTGTTGGGGGTGGCGAATCCACCGACAACAGAAACTTCCGCTTGGATCTAAGGACCACAAGCGGAGGAGGCGTCCCAGCACCTCTGGTCTGGGACAAGGTTCCTGCCAGGTATAACCTGGAGAAACCATCATGTCGGACCGCCCTATTCCAGGCCGGTCTGAGAAAGGACTGCACCCACCTGGGGGTGGAGTCCATGTTGCAGAGTCCTTGCAACGGTTCATCCAAGTGTATGACTTGTTTGAACATCTTACGAGCGCTTTTTAGCTCCTCGTAATGAGTGATCTGCTCATCTAATGAGTATTCACTGACCTCACCGTCGAAGAATTCGTCGGTGAGGAGGACCGAGATCGCCTGTAAGACGAAAAGGTCGTATTTCTCCCACCCCCAGATTTCCTCGGGGTAGGAAAGGAACCGTTGGGTGAATAAACCATCCACGGTCTTCAGGACCTCCAGGAGCCTTTGGGCTCTGTAGGTCTTATGCCTGTTCACAGAGTAATCTGCGAACCGCTGGAGCTCGCCCTCTGTCCACAGAGGGTCGTGCATCCCTCTTACGAAGAATGAGATTCTTCGAAAGAGTGTATTGGCGAAGTTCCTTAGAGGATCGACGCCTTTCGGACTTTTCCGAGCGCGCTGGATCCTATGGCCCCAGTGCGTATGATTGAAGAGAAGGTACATCTTCTCTTCATGAGACTCTATCTGGTCAAACCTGGTAGAGTTCTTCCGATCAGACCCGCAAAGGCGGGGACTGATCTTGTCCTGTAACCGGAGGCAACCTCCGGGCCAGACATTGATTTTCGGTTTCTCGGTGCAGTACTGCATCGAGAAACAATACCCTGCGAGGACCCGGAATGGGTCCTCGTAGGCGCCCCTCAGCGGACAATGGTCCGGCTGGGGTGGGTCGTATTCCTCCTCCCCATCCGCCTGTGGCGGGGGGGAGAAAGCTTCGAAGAGGCTATCCTCAACGAAGTCTGAATCGTGTCCCTGGTTATCCAAGGAACGATTAAAGAACCCGTCCTCTACGAGGAAGGGTTCCACCTCCTTTGAAAGTCGGCTTCCCGATTTCTTGAGGGTTAGGCAACTTGGTATCTGCTTGAGATACAAGTTGTGAGTCCCTGTCGTGTAAGACGAGAGGGTCGGTGGTACGTCGCACGACTTAGATCGGCGATCGTAGTACAACGTGCACTCCTCTATGTGAGTGTACGCCAAAGAAGAATGGATTACCGAATAGTGGTCCAACTTCATGCCTATTTGCC